ACCATAATCCCCCCCCCCCGCCAAAGGGAGTACAAAGGAAGGTGATAACGGATGATGTTAAACATCAGTATTGACTTAGGACATGGTAAAGAATATTCAACACAATTTATTATGGACGAGAGAGCAATAACTAATGAATCAGAATTAAGAATAACGTTACATTCTAACTTTAAATATATGGTTGAAGAAGTCGTAGAGGAAGTTGTTAAAGTATTAGTGCCTGAAAGCACATCAGATATTTTAACAAAAGTTTTGCTGATTATGAAAAAATAATGGGGGTGCTAAGAGATGAAAACAATTATAAACAAGACTAAATTAATGATATGTGACTTATGCAATAAAAAACTACATCCACTAGATGCACATATGGGTCCGGATAGGGATGGCAATCTAATGACTACACATATTGATTGTTGGAATGAGTATTATAAAGAGGAAATTGAATTAGAAAGGCAACTAAAATAATGGGGGCGCGGAGAGTATGAGCAATGACTTAGTAGTTGTTTTCTCTAATGGATTAACTAAAGTATTCGAAGATGAAGAGAATGTAAAACGACTATACGGTTGGTTTTACAGCGAGAAAGACGAAACTATTCTTATTGTAGAAAGTAAAAATATTTATATACTAAAAAGAAGTCAAATTTGCTACATGGTTTTACGCGAAAGGGAGTTTTGATGATTAACAACCACTACGGCATCCGTTGCGGTATTGCACCGAGCAGGAACAGGCAAGTGGAAACATGGGGCGAGTAAGTGTAGGAGGGGATAAAATGAAAGGTAATGCTAGTTGGAATAACTTAACTTATAATAAGGATGGTATGGTAGTTCAAGGTGAAAATCCTTTGTGTAACGAGTGTGGAAGTTTGTTCGACACTAGAGGGCAACATCAAATTTGTAAAGAATGTTCATGTTACGAGTTTGCTATTGAATCCACTAAAGATGTTGAAGTAGTAGACTTGAACGATGGCAAAAGAATCCTTATCCAATGTGGCGATACGTGGATTGAGTGGAACGGTGATAATTTTGTTAAGCATATGGCATGGGTAGAAAGTGTAGATCAACGGTTAAAAGCCGAGCAGGATGCGCACCAGGCGTTGCGGGAGAGGTTGAAAACGATTGAGTGGATAATGATTGATGGTGTTGCTAGTGATGCGTGCCCTGTTTGTTGGGTTGAGCACTTTCAATATAGTTATATTAATGGTAAATATCAAGTAGTTGATCGCGAACATAAATCGGAGTGTTGGCTAGGTAATGCTATTAAAGACGTTTAAGTACGTCTTTTTCTTTTGCAGGAATATATCAAACTTTGTGTAATATACATACAACAACGAAACAACAAAGGATTGATATGATGGAAACATTAACATTACCCAATATAGCTAAAAAATTGAACGTTCCTACTACTTCACTTCGTTACCGTATAGCTAATTTCAGCGAGTTTTTGCCGTACACGACAACTAGCAAGGGGCGCGAGTTTGCAGAGCAGGAACAGGCAACTATCGCGCTCATAAACGATTGTGTGGTACAGGGTAAGTCACAGGAAGAAATATTGCAACTACTCTCACAGACTTGTATCAGAGATATAGAAATCATACCGACAGCAACGCCGACAACCAACGAACAACAACCGCAAAACGACCAATTAGCACGACTGAACAACAACCTTGAAACACTAATACTTCGCTTAGATCGGCAGAATGATTTGCAAAGGCAGGTAAATGAGTTAAGAACAGCAATGGGCGAGTTGGCAAGAGGTGAGAAAAGGGAATACTGGTGGAAATTTTGGTAGGCTGCTGATGCGGTCTATTTTTTTTGGTATTTTTTACATGGAACATTGTACATGCGGCGAATCATACATTGTATATTACAAGGGGGGATATATATGAATGAGTTTATGACTGATATTAGAGATACATTTTATGAGTTGACCAATCAAGATATACCTTTGGCGATCATCAAAACTATTGAAGCTTGCTGGCCTGATGGGAAAAGACCTCTGCTGCACAAAAAGAAAAAGCATAGTCAAGGGTGGGATTTCACATTTGCATTACCACCAGGATTATCATTTCGTGAGTTCTGCAAGTTTGAAGAACACTTTAGGGATTCTGTCGGTGATGTGACAACTGAAATTATTCATAATGGGAAAATGGCGGTTTTAAAGGTAATAACCGACAAGATAAAAAGTAAATATATTTATGATTTTGCAAGTGACATTGATGTCGGTAACAAAATATTGCCTATACCTGTTGGTTACGATCATAACGGATTAATTGTAGTAGATTTGGCAGAGGTGTATAATATTATCATAGCAGGATTCATTGGTGGAGGTAAAAGCAACAGTATTCATGTCATAACCAACTCTTTAATACACCTTCCCAAACCTCCAAAAGTGACCATTATTGACTTTAAATTAGTCGAGTATAACTACCTGTCAAACTATGTATTTCTCGTCACAGATCAAGACACAGCACGTCAGACAATGAGCAGGTTAGTTGTTGAGATGCGTAATAGATTACAGATATTAAAACAGGCTGAATGTGTTAATATTGACAAGTTTAATAACCAAGGTGGCAACATGGATTATATTGTTTTAATTATTGATGAATTAGCAGAGCTGCAGGATGAAGTGGCGCAGGATTGTTTGGAAACAATATTAAGGCTAGGAAGGGCGCCAGGGTTTAGAGTTATTTTAGCCACGCAAAGACCAGATTCCAAAATTTTTGGGAAGAAATCTTTTGGGGCTTGTAAAGCTAATTTGGTCGGTAAATTATGCTTTCAAGTTTCATCAGCAATTAACAGCCGTATAATTCTTGATAGTGATGAAGCTGCACACCTTCCCAATATCGCAGGTCGCGCAATATGGAAGTATGGTAAGACTGTAGAAGTGCAAACCCCATACTTGGATATCGACAGAGCAAAGGAGATGTTGAGAGTTGAACAATCAGCAGAAGGGCGCAGAGAGAGATTTTCAAACTGTAAAACTCCTGACCGAGTGGGGAGTGATGGATATAGAACAATTGCAAATAATGCTATTTCCTTCATATCGCGTGGCGCAGAGAAGATTAAGCAAATTGGTAGCAGACAAAAGAATTAAGCGTTGTAAACAAACTTGCCCATACTCGTACTACATTGAACAACCCAAAGACATTATACAAAGGCTGAATGATAATTGGATCAGGATATGGTTGGTGAAGTCTTTGCGTTCATGGGAACGTATAACTTATTACGACTATCAGAGCATTGTAGTTTTAAACACTGTGACCGGAACTGTCAAAGAATCTTTAATAGTTGATATAAAAACTCCCTCAATAGAAACGATTAAGGAGGGCTTTAAATGCGAGAGGTAACGCTTATACTGTCTATCTTATTATCGACCAGTGTTGCTCATGCAGGGGCGTTAAGGGACATTATAGTTAATAGTGGAGGTGATGCTGTTAGAATCTTAGGTGTAGTCGCTGTCATATTCTCCCTTGGGGTTATGGGCTTTTTAGGGGCAGCGGTATTAAACATGATTGAAAAGCAAAAGTTTGCTAGATTGTTTGAAAGAACTTGTTATATTTTTGCTGGGATATTGTTTGTTCGTGAGGCCTTAACTGCCGCTGGAATGTTCATAGAATTTATTTTTGGATAATTGAAAATTATTATTAAATGTGGTATAATATAGTATAGGCACAAGGAGTCATGACCTTGTTAAAACAGCTTTCCTGGCTGGCCTATATTATATAAAACAGGAAAATACTAAGGAGGTATTAATTTTCATGACTAAAATATGTACAAAATGTAAAAAAGAATTACCAAAAAACAAAGAGTTTTTCCACCATAAAAAACAAAGTATTGATGGCTTTAAGCATTGCTGTAAAGAGTGCTGCGCTGTCGACGCTAAAAAACACAGGGAAAGCCATAAGGAGAGCATTGCTTTATGGCTTAAAGAATATTATATAAAAAACAAAGATTGCTACAAAGAAAAAAAAATTGCATATTACCAAAAAAATAAAGAAAATATAATGAAAAACAGTAAAATATATTATGAAAACAATAAGACTTTAATTAGTGAAAAGCAAAAAGAATATTTTCAATTAAATAAAGAACGAATGATGGCTGCTTCCAATATCTATAAAAAAAATCGAAGAAAATATGACACAACTTTCTATATTAATAGTAAAGTATCTAGGGCTATATCTCATGTACTAAACGGCAAGAACGGCAAGACTTGGAAAAGTATGGTGAATTTTACTGTTAAAGAATTAATAGAACACTTAGAAAAATTATTTTTACCTGGAATGTCATGGGAAAATAAAACCGAGTGGCAAATTGACCATATACGTCCAGTTAAAACATTTAATTTCACATCATATGAAGATAAAGAATTTAAAGAATGTTGGTCTTTATCTAACTTACAACCTTTATGGAAGGAAGAAAACTTATTAAAACGCGCAAAATGGGATCCAAAGCAACAATATAAAAACGGAGATATTCAAATGGCACTCACTTTATAGTGGGCGCTTTTCTTTTTGGGTAGTACGTTAATTGTTCAGTGAATATACAAACTACATACTATAAGGCGAACAGAAAACAGGCGCGAATCCAGTAAGAAAGTGCTTAAAATACATCTGATAAGCAGCGCAGCGCATAAGTAAAAAATAAACTTGCAGATAATATACAAATATGTCGGAATATTACGAATAAAAGTAATAGTAAATAGAACTAATGTTTGTTATAGTTATTGTAATGGATAGTATAAAAAGGAGGTGCAAATAGACAGAAATAATAAAAGAGGGGTATTGTATGGCAGGATATGAAATAGTAGACGTTAGTGAGCTTTTCAAGTGGGGCAGAATTAATGGTACTTTCTACTGTAACCGAATATACCTTAAAGAATTTTTAATTAAATATGAACAATATAAAAGAGAACAGGCGGCTTAATTGCCCCCTGTTTTTTTCTTTAATTCAATTATAAAATTAATAGCTTGCTCTAATTCTTCTATAGATACGTCGTTTTTGGATGCGTTTGAAGCTAAAACAATATAGTCCATTAGGTTGTTATCGGATAACAGCCTTTTTTGTTGTACGTTAATGTCAAACTCATCAAGGCTGTGATATGAATCATTTAAGAAATAATCAACTGGAACGCTAAATAGTTTAGCCATTGTAAGGGTATTTTCGTCTGATAATTGGAATTGCCCATCCTCTACTTGGGAAATAGTTGATTGCTTAAGTCCTAGTTTTTCAGCTAATTTAGTCTGACTCATTCCATGCCGTTTTCTTACATGTTTTACCTTCTCGCCATATGTCATGTTCTCACCTCAGTTATATATATTATCACATTTCATGGGTAAGTATAGGTGTAAAAATATTCTTTTATTTTTTATAATAAATTATAGGTGAAAGTATTGACTTAGCCTATATTAAGTGATATTATAAACACAAGACATAGGTTAATATAAGTTTTAATAGGTTGGAGGTGAGCAAATGAAAGAATATTTAACGGTCGTAGAAGCAGCGAAAATTATAAACGTAACAACTGAAACAATGTATTCAATCCTTACACTAAATAATTTCCCTGTTTTAAAGATACCAAGACCAAAAACAACTAGATACCGTATACATAGAGAAGGTTTTGAAAACTGGATTAAAACACATTCAATGTAAGGAGGTAGATTAATGGATACTAAAACAGTAGTAGAAATTTTAAATAGTAGCAGATATAACATTATAACAATTGTTAATTTACAAGGTGGAGATACACATATACCGGTTAAAAATATTGCCGATTTAATAGAACAGCAAGCTAAGCAAATAGATGATATGAAAAAATGTAGTAATTGTAAATGCGAATCAAATTTTGCGGGGTGCGGTTGTAACACTTGTGTAAATAAATCAGAATGGAAATGGGACGGTGGTAGTGGTGAGTGAGTGTACGCATGAATTTATAGTTTCCGAAGAAAAGATGTTTGACAATATAATAAAATGCCGTAATTGCGGCATGGATCTAAGTAGCGTTATTACAAACATGTGCGTTAAGTTTACTAAGCAATCCAAATATACTGAGTTGGGGCGATCAATAAAGGACATCAGACCGGAAGTAATATGGTTTGCTCAACAAATGGAAATTAAATTAAAAGCTAATGACCATAAAGGCGGATGGCAACAAGAAGATATTAAATGGCTTTTACAAAGATTGCGTCAAGAAACTGATGAGTTAGAATTGTGGATTGAGCAATTTAACGAAACTCCATCTAAAACAGTAGCTGAAAAAGTAATTTTAAAATCAGCAGATGTAGCAAATTTTGCCATGATGATCGCTGATATTTGCCCAAAACGTGCCAAATTAATAGGGAGGTAACAATATGAAAATCCAATATGCAAGACAATACGGAGAAAACAAATATTGGGAGGGGTTTGCAACGTGCTTAGCTTTGGTTTTGCTACTGACTTGGTGAACACTCCTTTAGTAAAACTAATTAGGCTTATATTTGGATATTGCGAAGCTTGTAAGAAGTGGTTTAAGTATCCATATAAAGGGCATATTGGAACAATGTATTTAGAAGATGAAAATAATTATAGGGAAGTTTGTAAGGACTGTCACAAAGAATTTGAAAGTTATGTAAAAGCACAATGGGATGAATACAACAACGAAAGAGGTTGTTGACATGGTAAAAAATAAAAAGCCTACCTTTGCACAGGCAGGCCGAAAGGAAAATATATTATGAGTTATTATATCAATTCTTTAACGGAAGATCAAGCAGATCAAATGGATGAGCAGGAAATAAATTACGGTTACACACGCAAGAGAAACTATACGGAAGTAGAAACGATTGCCTTTTGCCCTTGTAATAAGCGCATAACTACACTAGATGAAGTATATGTAAGCAAATTAGGTCTTTATTGCTCTGAAAAGTGTATTACTTTTTATGAAGTGGAGGACGAATGATAACTTTTGATAACCGTTCAATAACTGATTATGCAGGTCAAAAATTTAACTATCTTACTGTAATTAAATATCATGGCAAGGGCAAAAACAACGATTCGTTATGGGAATGTGTATGTGATTGTGGTGCTAAAAGAATAATAACAAGCAGTTCTTTTAGTAATGGTAGAACCAAATCATGTGGTTGTAAGCACAGATTACGAACTACCCACGACATGTCTAAGACGAAAATTTATAAAATATGGGTTGGGATTATTCAACGGTGCAATAACCCCAATAGTCAAGCATATGATCATTATGGGAAACGTGGAATTTCGGTGTCTAGGGAGTGGTTATCTTTTGAAAATTTTTATAAAGATATGGGTGATTGTGCTAAAGGAATGTCAATCGACAGAATAGATAATAACGGTAATTACTGTAAAGAAAATTGCAAATGGTCAACAATGAAAGAGCAAAGCAATAACACAAGACACAATCATTTTGTAACATACAACGGGAAAACCCAAACATTATCACAATGGGCCGAAGAAATAGGAATTCCTAAACATGTTTTATATATAAGACTTGGAAAACTTAAATGGCCAGTAGAAAAAGCACTTACAACTAAAAAAGAAGAACGCAGGCCAAGAATTAAGACAGGAGGATGAAAGCGCATGACGGACTTGTCAAAGATTACAACACATCAGTTAGTAGATGCTCTTATGGAACGTACAGGAGTATCGTACATAGTCAATGACCGCAGTAGTTCTGATTATGCGGTTGCAGTAGATTTTAAACGAACTGTAAGAGGTAGCGGAGAAGCTGTCATCATTATATGCGAGGGGTTGTTTTAAATGGCAAAACTTTACGATCTCGCGGAAAACTACTTGTCTTTAGTGGCAGAGATTGAAACATATGATCTTGATGCTCAGATAATTCTAGATACTCTTGAAGGTTCGAGCCAACTAATGAATATTGAGGATAAGGCCAGCAACATCGTCAAAATGGTTAAAAATTGGGAGAGTGATTTGCCCGGTCTTGATGCAGAAATAAAACGCCTAACAGATCGCAAAAAAATAATTGAAAATCGAGTAGAAGGTGTTAAGACGTTTCTGTTTAGTCAATTAGAATACGCAGGATTGACAGAAATAAAAACTCCGATAGCCACAATAAAGCAGCAAAACAACCCTCCATCAGTCAATATCCTAGATGAGAGCAAAGTTCCTGCGATGTATCAAACCATCATTCCTCAGTCGTATAAGATCAGCAAAACTGATATAGCTAAAGCCATTAAAGCAGGTGAAATTGTTCCTGGTTGCCACTTAACACAAGAAAAAAGGTGGGTTATAAAATGAACGCTGAGCAAATAATGAACCAATTAAAAAACCCTTTCCACCCTGATGATATTGAATGGCGTGTAGGCTCTACCACAAAAGATAAAACAAAAGGTCTAGCGTTGGCATACATAACTAACAGAGCAATCCAAAATAGGCTTGATGAAGTGTTCGGAGTATTCGGATGGAGAAACGAGTTTAAAGAATGGAAGGGTGTAAGTCAGTTGTGCGGTATATCAGTAAAGTTTGAAGGTGAATGGATAACGAAATGGGATGGAGCAGATGATAGCGCAACCGAAGCGGTAAAAGGTGGATTATCCGACAGTATGAAACGTGCAGCCTACCAATGGGGAATTGGAAGGTATCTATATAAACTACCTCAAACATGGGTGAAGCTAAAACCACAGGGCAACTCATACGCGATAGATCAAGTCGTTAATCTCCCTGCATGGGCATTGCCTAGTGATTACAAGCAACAACAAACGCCAACAACAACACAACAACCAAAACCTAATACAAACATATCACCAATCCCACAAAAGCCAGTACAGGCTAAATATGAAGGTATAGCAGGAGAATATCAAGTTAACTTCTCTAAGTACAAAGGTAAACTATCAGGGATGGAACACGACATGCTGCTATGGGTAGCAAGTGAGTACAAAGGGGCAGATAAACAATTGCAGGGGATTGCTAAACGGTATCTGCAAGAGTTGGAAGATGATAAAGAACTTGATAGGGTATTAGGGGCGTGATGATATGAAATGTACAATTTGCGATAATAAGAAAGATTTTTTACTAGGGATAAAAGATATAAAAGGTAAGGAATTATACAACGGCGGTAAGGTATTCGCTATAGTAGAATATCCAGCAATAGAGCGAGGTAAGGAGATAACAGGAAGAATTAAATACGGTACAAGAGAAGCTAGGTTTTTTGTGCAAGTTGGTAATAACGATTGCTGTAGTTATTATGGATTGCAACAACTAAAAGACTTTTTGCTGGTTAGATAATTGGGAGCCTAAATAAAATATATGGAGAGTGTAAAAATGAAAGATTTTAATACGTTGATAAATTGTGCTGAAATGGTTAAAAATGAAGAATTATGCGATATGACAATAAAATTCTTAGAAGAAAAAGTGCCTGAGTATTTCAGAAAAATTCCTGCTAGTAGTTCAGGTAAATATCATCCTGCATACACGCTTGGCGAAGGTGGATTGTTAAGACATACAATCGCAGCGGTAAAAATATTAAACAACACATTGGGACTTGATTATATGAAGGCTACTTTTACTGCAATAGAACGAGATAAAATGATTGCCGCGATGATTTTACATGACACTTTTAAATATGGCGTTAAGTACAATATGAGCGATTACAGAGATCACGAACGGAAAGCAGCAGATCAAATCAAAGAGTATTTTGGCGAACATGGTGAAGATATTGCAAGATTGATAATTTGTCACATGGGGCAATGGGGAGTTCAGCAACCTAGTAAATTAGACGAATTTATTGTTCATCAAGCAGATTACTTAGCAAGTCGTAAAAACATTACAGTAGATGTGTATAGCTAATTGGGAGCCTAAAAACTCCCATCTCTTTTAAACTGTTTTTTGTAAAAATGGGTAGACTTCACATTCTATAGTATGACCAGTACAACGAGAAATATACCTACTTTATAAAATAAATTTTAGGAGGTAAATAATGTTTAAACTTGGTGATAAGGTTACTTTTAATAAGCGGATTGTAAAAACATCTGATTATGTAGATTTTAAAATGCTTGATAAAAAACAAAGTGATGAATTTGAAGAAAAAAACTATGTTACGGTAATCGCGTTGACTGATGAAAATATTAAACCAACTACTGGAATTGTTGTGGGTAGTAGAAATATGAAATTAAAAAGATTTATTGAATCATATTATGACCACGAATACGATCAATACCGTTCTGTTAATTCCAGAGCAGAATTTATAAAAGTATATTTAGTTGTAAGTAATATGAATTTCTTTTACCGAGTACGCCCTGAATGGTTAAAGGAGGTTGACGATGAGTGAAAGCAATAACCGAGCAGCAGCGCAATACGTTACGTCTGATGATACGGATTTACTTGATAAGCAAGCGGAAATAGTAATGGTTTTCTGATTAGGTGGACAGGTGAAAAATTGAGGTGATTAGATGGCACAAAAACGAATGTTTTCATTAAAAGTTATTGATACTGATTTATTTATAGAAATGCCACAATCAACAAGGCTTTTATATTATGAGTTATGTATGAGAGCAGATGATGATGGTTTTGTTGCATCTCCAAATAAAATAAGGAAAATAACTGGTTGTAGTGAAGATGATTACAAAATATTAATGGCAAAACAATATATCATCCCTTTTGAAAGTGGAGTTTGTGTTATAAAGCATTGGAGAATACACAACCTGATAAGGGCTGACAGGTATAACGAAACAGAGTACCGATTAGAAAAATCAGCACTCATTGATGATAATGGAAAATATGAAATTGGTACGCAAAATGTCATACCAATTGGCAACCAAATGGATACACAGGTTAGGTTAGGTAAGGTTAGTAAAGGTAAGGTTAGATTAGATAAGGATATATTACCTAGTCAGAAATTAAAATTTACTGACGAACATATGGAAATTGCTGAATTATTATTATCTCTGATTAAGGACAATAATCCTAACTATGTCTTTAGAGGAAGTATAAATGAATGGGCAGATCAAATACGGCTAATGGTAGAACGTGACAATATAGACATTGGTTTAATAAAAAGAACGGTTAACTGGTGTCAACAAGATACTTTTTGGCAAGCAAATATTTTAAGTACTAAGAAACTTAGAGAAAAATTCAATCAGTTGACCGCTAAAATGCAACAACCTAAAAAACAATCATATGGGGGTAATAACCAAATGGATATGATTAAAAATGTACTGAGTAAATATGATGAAATCTAAACAACAGACATTGAGAATATTAGCACCTTTAATAATGGCTTTTCCTAACAGTAAAGCAACAGAAGGAACGTTAGAAGTATATGCAACAGCATTATCTTGTTTAAGCGAAGCAGAATTAACCGCCAGTGTAATGAAGTGTATGCGAACTTGCAAATTCTTCCCTAGCATAGCCGAGATAATGGAACAGGCTGAACATATTACGCAGGTCGCAAGTGGGACAAGCCATAAGAGCAACGACGAAGCGTGGACGGAAGTCTTAAAGCAGATAAATGAAGCGTTTATCTACCGTAAACCTGTCTTTAGTACACCTGAAATCGAAAGCGCGGCACTAGCAATGGGATGGGCTGGGTTGTGTCAGACGGAACTTGAAGATATGGGAACGATCCGGGCGCAATTCCTGAGAATGTACGAAAGCACTTGCAAACGGAAGAAGGAAGCCAAGATTGATGAACAGGTTCTTGATGTGATTGGTGCGCTGGGGATAGAAATTAAAACTATAGGAGGTCGTGATGCGTACAAAAGGATCGTTTAGTATTGACGATGGCAGACAGAAACTATACGACAAAGGATGGACGGATCAAGAAATAGCTGAAAAGATGTTTTTGCATCAATCCAGCGTGTACGGTTGGCGAACAAGGCGAGGTTATACGGCTAATGGTGGGACAGGCAGAGGTGGTTTGAGAGTACACAATCAACGACATGCAGTAGCGATGGGGAGGATGTAAAAATGGATCATAATTGCAATGTTAAGGGCGGTTATATTATGGGTTACGATAAAAAATATATGTCATTTTATGTTCATAACGGTGATTGGTACGAAAAGATATTTATAAAATATTGCCCATTTTGCGGAGTGTTATTAAAAAATCAGGATTAAGGAGGGCTTAACTTGCAAGATATACTCCATTTAATATGGGTACTGATTGCAGTATATTTCGCAGTAACATTTGGAGTTTATCTAACACCAATTAATAAATACTTAAATAAGCGGAGGGGATAGTGTGGCAGGGTGGACGAGATTTACAGAAAAAGAGCAAGAGCTAGTTATCAAGCTAGATAAAGAACAAAAAACACATCAGGAAATTGCAGACACAATCGGCAAAGAACGAGATAAAATTACGGAACTTATAAAAAGGCTAATCAAAAAGGGACGGATTGAGCGCAAGGCAAGAAAAAAACGTGTTGATTATGATGGTTGTAAGATACCGCAGGAAGAAGAAGCAAAGCGTATGCGGATATACAAAAGCAAAGCAACAGACAAAGAGGGAGGGGCATTGTGCGGAGTAACGCCAGGCGCATTTACGTTTTGGCGAACAACAAGAGGACTTCCAAAGTTATTTACTACTGTTAGAGGATCGAGGGCAAAAACTGAGTGCTTTATGGACAAGCCAGTTTTAAAAGTTGATGATCTAAAATATTACCACCACAATAACAACACGCCAAAAGCCGACAACAATAAAATTATGCTGAGTGTGGAAATAAACGGAACGTATGAAATGGCGCCAATAATCGCACAACTGGCAGACAGGGTAGAAACTCGGAGAAAATGGCAAGATGATGAAAGGCATAGATACCATGCCAGTGTTGATGTAAATAACGTATCGTACATACTGCAAAAAGGGGCTATGTGAGATGACGGATAAATTTAAGTGTGATAAGTATATTGACGAGCGAGTGGTGGTTAAAAAGTTAGTGCGAAAGGACATGCTTGCATGGATAGGTGTAAATTAATGGATAAACAACTAAAAGTAACGGCATACGCTGATGGATGGATTAAGGTAGAGCGCAAAGAAAACTTTATTATGTGGAATGCTGAACAATTTGACAAGCATTGCGAGTGGTGTTCAAAAGAATTAATGGCGCAGGACGAATTAATACAAGTGAAGGAAGAACTCGATCAATTAAGGCGGTCACAGATACAACCTGCTGTTAAGTTTTTAAGTAATAGTATTATGAACCAGTTAAATCATATTCAAAGCGAATACGGAGAAGTTTCATTGGCATTTGTACAATTTTGTAACATTAATTGTCCTGGTGGAGAGAAGAAGAAAGAAAATTTGATAGAGGAATTAATCGACCTACAATTCTCCTGCCAAACAATGCTTGAAGGGCCGTTAAAATTAACTAAAGAGCAGATTGCCGATGCTATACAAAAAGTAGTGCAGAAGAATAAGGCTAGAGATTACGACAAACAGCCATAGGTAGGGCAAGGTTGAACAAAATAATAAAACGAATAGGAGATTGTGGGTATGAACAAATTTATCGGTGTAGGTCGCTTAGTAAGAGAGGTAGAAATACGTTACACGCAAACAGGCAAGGCGGTAGCTTCATACACATTAGCAATTGATAGCGGATTTGGAGAGAATAAAAAAGCAGATTTTATACCAATCGTTGCATGGGAAAAGTTGGCAGAATTATCGTCAACATACTTAGTGAAAGGAAGTAAGGTTTTAGTTGAAGGACGTTTGCAAATTCGTGAGTATGAAAAGGACGGACAGAAAAGGCGTGCTGCTGAGATTGTAGCGCAGAACATCGAGTTTTTGGATAGTAAGAGTGGACAACCAACACAGACACCGAATGGACAACAGGCAAAAGGTTATGATGTAAGTTCGTTTGGTACAGAGGTATTCCCCGAAGAAGAAATTCCATTTTAGGAGGTAGCGGAATGATAGACATGGAGAAGCCAAAGAAAAGCCAAAAACAACAGTATTGGGAGGATAGAGCCGATAAACTGGCTCTCCTCACTGGTAAACAAATAGTCGTGATCGAGCAGGATAAAGACCATTACCAGTGCTGGAATAAAAGTATTGCAGATCATTGTAAATCTGATTATGTATATTGCACTAAGGAGAGTGTTGAAGATGCCACTGAACAGCCTGACTAGTCACGAGATTGAGTTATTGCGTGGGTTAATCCATATAAAAATTATGTCCCAAGAAGTGGGTAAATATACGGTGTTCAATCAGATTGCCCAAAAGATTGATAAGTTTATTGATAAGGGGGTGACGGAGTGATTGAAATTACACTACTAGGCAAGCCGATCACAAAGAAAAATTCAATGCAGATTATATCTTGTGGTGGTAGACCGAGGTTGATACAGAGTAAAGCTTATTTGGCATACGAAAAGGATTGCTTAAAACAAATACCATTTAGGGAAACAATAGAAGCAAAAATAGAAGTGTCTTGTCAATATTGGCTAAAGGATAAACGGAAAACGGACTTAACAAATCTTCTCGCAGCCACACATGACATACTGCAAAAGGCAAGGATTATCGAGGATGATGCGTTAATCGTTAGCGTTGATGGCAGTCGGATAGTGGGGGTAGACAAGGTTAATCCAAGGGTTGAAATATTGATAAAGGCGGTTGGATGATGGAAAAAATTTATAATATTGAGAAACCGTTTACAGGTAATTGTGTGACAGGAGTTGGCGCAGATGCACCAACAGTCATCAACGAGCATGGCGGTAAGCAATCGGCAGTGTTATACGCCTTTGATACCCTAGATAGTAAAGCAATGTTTGCAATGTGTAAAGTAATGAAAGAAGGGCGCGACAAATACGGATCAGACGAAAACTGGCGCAAGATACCTGCTAAAGAACACTGGAATCACATGGTGATACATGCGTTTGCTTGGCTGGCAGGGGATAAAAGTGATGATCATTTATCTCATATTATGTGCAGGGCAATGATGTTATATGCAACGGTAAAGGAGGGGTAGACATGCTACAAAAGCCCTACCATAAGGTAATTAACTATCTTAACAAGGGATATAAAATTATAGGTATGGTCTATTGGGACGATGGACGGACAGAAGCGGTATTGAGTAAATAGGAGGTAGTTGCATGAAGCTTTATACCGACAACGAGATAGAGAGTATCCTTCGTAGCTATCCTAGATTATTAAGCCAATCAAAAATAGAACAGGAAAAACTATTTGGATTATTTCCTAGCATGGTAGCTAGTTATGATGGTATGCCACACTCTACAGGTATTAGCAACCAAACTGCGAATTTGGCTGTTAAACGAGCGGACATACCACAAACTAGTAGGCAAGTTAGAGCCATAGAGTTAGCATATAACGCATTGACGAGTGAGTGCAAGACATTAGTAGATTTATATTATTACCAAAGGTTAAAAAAATATGAGGTACAAACGGAAATGTCTATATCAGATGAGCAATTCCGATGCAGGAAAAAGGATGCACTGGATACTGTAAATAACATACTTTCAACAACAAAACAACATGAAAACAACAGTATTTTAACGGATTTGGTCGTAAATCAATGATATAATGGTATTAGTAAAGAGTGTTGATATGCGGATAACGATTCTCTTTATACCTTACGGTGGTGGGTATATAACCGTTATAGGCCTTTAGGCCTAAGAATGTTTCTGAGGACTGCCTTAATTGGTAGTCCTTTTTGTTATACATAAAAGGAGGGACTATATGAAGTTGACGGTAATACCACATATAAATCTACAAGAAGTTAAGTTATATGGATTATCTGATACTCATATTGGCTCTGCCGATTGCGATATTAACTTATTGCAAAAGGACATTGATACAATCAAGTGCGATCCGTTCGCCAGAGTAGTAATAACAGGCGATCTCCTGCAATGTGACTTTAAATCTAGCAAGGGTGATATATATAATCAGACATTAAGCCCCAAAGAACAGCGAAAGAAAGCAAAAGAAATGTTACTGCCAATTAAAGATAAAATTTTGGCCATGATGGGTGGTAACCATGACGAGGGTAGAAGCCAAGAAGACGCAAGCCCCATTGAGGATATAGCCGAGTATCTAGGAGTGAAGTATTGCGCAGGTGAGATGCTTTTAAAATTGCTGATAGGGTATAAGCCAAACAAGAAACCTGCTATCTATACGTTTTATGCGGTGCATGGGTGGTCAAGTGGTAAAAAGGTTGGGAGTGCAGCCAATGCGCTTGATTCGCTAAAAGAAATAGTGTGCGCTGACATATACGGCATGGGACACACGCACAAGCAACACACACACAAAGATATATTTTACATACCGGACCTGCACAATAATAATGTTATGGAGAGGGTAAGGTATTTTGTTAATTTTGGTAGCTATCAGAAAAGGGGAATGTACCCTAAGCGGTTTGCGATGAATGGTCAGGTATTGGGTACGCCATTGATTCGGCTAAGTGGTAACGAGGTTAAAGTAGTGGTGGAGATGTAATGCAGAAAGAGAAGAAAATACGGCTGACAGGCAAGGCGTTAAAGCAACTTAATGAGGATATCCACGAACGGGATAATTACACTTGTATTATAACAGGCGAGTATGTACCACTAGGTGTGAAGTTCCATCACGTGGTAAGGGGTGCTAATAAAGAGGATAAGATTGAGTGCGGTGTTACGTTATCATATAGGGCGCACATAGATGCTCATAGTAGCAGGGCGCAGGATTATAGGGAACGGTGTGAGGAATATTTGAGGGGGATTTACGGTGAAAGAGACGAGTGAATGTAAAACACAATACCCTATCATGAAAATAGAAGAAACAGATATTAGAAAACTAATGGAGTATTTAGAACAAAGACCATATGTAGAGGTTAAAGACTTTATGTCGTATTTAACACATGTTTTATGTTCCATTAATATAACTGGTGGCGTGAAATGAATGAGTTTATACCAGAGGGGCTAGAGCCAATCCAATTAGAGCAACTAGGCAGACAACTATCAAACGAGGTAACAAGGCTAGGTAAGATAGTTGCAGGCTACGAGGTAGAGGTAACGGCTAAGACTAAGGCGTATAAGTTGGAGCTTGCAAAGGCTAAGATATTGCAACGTGATAGTAAGTATAGCCCGACCATGATTAACGCAATGGCAGAAACTAGTGAGGGCGTGGTGATGGCTAGTAATTATTTGCAACAGGCGGAGGCTAATTTGATAGTAGGTAAGGCGGAGTTAGAGGGCAGGGATAAACAGTATATGATGGTTAAAAAGATTATTGATCTTAAAATACAAGAGATAAGAGTTTTCGGCAAATAAAAAAGGACTACTTATTTAGTAGCCCTTAACTCTTTAAGCAAATTGTCGATTGCTTGCTTTTCTGATTCGGTGACATGGCGTGTGATTGGCTTGCGGTCTGTGGGTGGTCTACCTGATCCTGGACGTTTACCGCCATGCTGTTTATTCATTATGTTTTTTCCTCCATTGTTCCCTACGTTTTACACTAATAAGATTGTAATGATGTTGGCAATAACGAGAAGGTTTACCATTATCGCAAAAACCTGTTTCTTTACCGCAAATAGTACATACTTTATTTTTTATATTTTGTTGCTGTTTTTCGTGTGTCGTTATTCTATTTTTTACGGTGCAAGCGTTACACAATGCAGGTTCTATATTTTCCCTAGGTTCACAGCAAATAATACATAATCCTAATTCTTTGCGGTTTGCGTAGATCCGAGCCATTATTTCAGCATCGGTGTTTTTACGCATTATTACCACCACCATTCATCAATAACATCTTCATCCTCCATCATTTCTTCAATGATAGTGTAAAAATCATCCATTGACCAAGTTTCTAAAACTTCTTCAACATCGATTAAATCTTCATCGTCGGGGCCAGTTCCAATATTCCAGCCTTTAATTATAATTACCTGGCAATCGTCGTCGAAAGTTCCTGTGTAGTTGTAAAGACTTCTAGCTTTAGTAAATGCACTCTTACCGTCCAATATTTCTTCGCCATCTTCTATAGCTTCTTCGGCTGTACTGTAGATCATCCCCCAAGATTGTGTACCGATTTCGTGGGAAGTGTTTTGGATGCGGTAGAAAGTATTTTTGTTACAGTTGTAAGATTCAATTTTTTCAGCGGTTGGATTTGTTAATGTTGGGTATTGCATGTTGTTTGCCCCCTCGTTTATTTGTTAATTCATTATAACACGCTTGATTTTCAATGTCAACAATCAAAACGATAAATATTAAATATATTTTAAATTAATGTAAGTAGGTGGTGATATGCCAAACTGGATTAAGATACGGACTGAGTATGAGACAACCAATATATCCCAACGCAAGTTATCTGAAAAACATAAGGTTAGTTATAATACCTTAAAGGATAGAGCTAATAGAGAACAGTGGGCAAAATCGAAAGAAGCTACACACATCAAAATCGCAAACCAAACACATCAAAAAGCGGTAGTGAGGTGTGTGGATAGAAATACTCGTCATTTAGATGTATGGGATAAGTTGCTAGGGAAGATTGATATTTTAGCTAGTCAAGAAAAAGTTGTATGCGGCTTTACTGAAGATGGTAAAGAAGTTTCAATGGATATATCAGCTAGAATGTGCGTTGAACTAGCTACGGCGTTAGATAAGATACAGAAAGGGCAACGACTTGCAGAGGGATTGGATAAGCAAACCGAAGGTGATAAGGGCAAGCTTGACGAATTGATTACGGCATTAAGTGCTGGCGGTGTGCCGAGATAGGGAGTGATGAATGTGAATATTGATAACATAGTCTGTGGTGATAATATAGAAACAATGCGAACAATGCCCGACAAATGTATTGATTTAACTGTCACCTCGCCACCTTATGACAATCTTAGAACGTATAACGGGTTCACTTTCAACTTTATAGAAATAGCAAAAGAACTATATAGAATAACCAAAGATGGCGGGATAGTAGTTTGGGTGGTTGGTGATGCTACGTTCAAAGGGTCCGAAACAGGAACAAGTTTTAAACAAGCATTATATTTCAAGGAAATTGGATTTAATTTGCACGATACGATGATTTATCAAAAAGCAAATTCGGGAATGGCAGGATCATTGAAATGTTATATACAAGCGTTTGAATATATGTTCGTGTTTAGCAAGGGTATTCCTAAAACGATTAATATCATTAGGGACCGCGAAAATTTAAGAGCCGGTAAAATAAATAAAAACCCTGCTAGATTAGGTGTAGATGGTAATATGAAAAAGCAAAGAGAAGTAATAGCAGAAAAATACGGGCGTAGACTTAACATTTGGAAATATGGTCATGACGGGAGCAAAACAGGACACCCCGCAGTATTTCCTGAGAAATTAGCAAATGACCATATATTAACTTGGAGTAATCAAGGGGATTTAATTTTTGATCCTTTTTGCGGATCGGGAACTACTTGCAAAATGGCGAAGATAAATAACAGACATTATAAAGGTATTGATATTAGCCAAGAGTATTGTGATATATCAAATAGTAGAGTTGCGCTGTGAATATAGAACCATTCGGCATGAAAGCCTATAACTTCATAGCTAATCCAATAGAACAGGATAAACGTATTAACATACTAGAAGGTGCTGTGCGTTCGTCTAAGACGTTTGCAATGATACCTAAACTACTGCAACTCGTAAGACACTTCGACGGTTTAGGCTTGATTACAGGTGTTTCAAAAGACACGATATATGATAATATCCTAAGAGATATATTTGATATAGTGGGTACTGATAATTACCACTACAACAGGCAAAGTGGTGAGCTTACTCTATTTGGTAAGGCGATCAAAGTTATTGGCGCGAAGGATGAGGGTTCGGAGAAGTATATTCGCGGTAAAACTCTTTCGTGGGCCTACTGTGATGAATTGTCGTTGATGCCTGAGAAGTTCTTTAAACAATTATTGAACCGTTTATCTGTTAAAGGTGCGCGATTATACAGTACAACAAACCCGGATAGTCCATATCATTACTTGTATGTAGAGTTTATTACTGATGAAGAAAAGGCGAAGATAGTTAGTACAATCCATTTTGAACTTGACGATAATCCCAACTTAGATGAGGAATACAAAGAATTTATTCGTGGTGCTTATGCTGGATTGTGGTACAAGCGCATGATATTAGGTTTATGGGTGCTGGCAGAGGGGGCGATATATGATATGTGGGACGAAAAGAAACATGTGATTGACGAAGCCCCTAGATTAGACCATGAGTGGATTGCGTGTGACTATGGCACAACTAATCCTACTGTGTTTCTAAGGCAAGGATTCGCGAACGGAAAGTATTATACAATTGACGAGTATTATTATGATAGTAAAGTAGCAGGCAGGCAGAAAACAGATAGTGAATATAGTCGGGATTTGCAGGATTTTACAGGTGGCAAAAGGTTGACGATTATCGTTGATCCTAGTGCTGCCTCTTTTATTGCCCAACTAAAGAAAGACGGGTTTATGGTTATACCTGCTGACAATGCGGTGCTTGATGGTATTAGATGGGTAGCGACATTACTAGAAAAGGAATTATTGTTAGTATGCTCCAAATGTACCAATACAATTAAAGAAATGTCGGCTTATATATGGGATGAAAAGGCGCAGAAGGTTGGCGAAGATAAGCCAGTTAAGGCGCACGATCACGCAATGGATTCGCTTCGCTATGGTTGTTTAAAACAGAAACATTTACTAGTAGTGAAGAAAGTTGACCGTAAGAACATGCCAAAACGAGGGGCGTTATAGATTCTAGTGTCCAATAACCTTATATTATCGGACGTTAGAAATGAGTAAAATAGGGGTGTTTTTAGATGAAAGCTTATGAGTGGAAAGATGGAACCAGCTTAGAAGATAGTAAAAATGGTGCATATTGGGAACGTAATATGTTAGCGTTGTTGTACGCTGATGGGTGGTATTACGATACAGATAATAATTGGGATGGGTGGAAGCGTGTATTAAGTTTAAAAGGTGGAAAAGTTTGTTTTCACATTCCTGATGATTTTGAAGTTGGAGATTTGTCACAAATAAATCCTGCTTGGGATGGTCACACAACGCAACAAAAATGGAATGGGGTTGCTAGGTGTTTCGGTGTAAAACTAGAGTGGTAGGAGGTGACACATGAGCAAAGAATCAATACAAAAGCAAACATTATCCAAGATAATTCGCGCAAAGGATTATAAAGATACCGAAGTTAAGCCGAAAGATAAGGAACGTCTGCAAAGGTTCAGAAGTGACAAAAAGTTTTATGATGACAAACTACCTCATTTAACAGAGTACAGTTTTACCGATACATCTATTATGTCCGCAGTTGAGCGCATGACAGCACAGATTATCAAGATGCTGTTTGGCAATAAGGATATTGGTAGTATCAAAGGGCGTAACGCTGATGATGATAAAAATGGCGAAACAATGCAGGAGTTGTGCAATTGGCAAGTAGAGTTCGCCAATGCTGGCTACCAAAAGTTTTACTGGGCTATCAAAGAGTGTTTATATCAATTGTATAGTGTTGTCATGGTCACGCAGAAACGCGAATATGAGGAAGTGGAAGAAGAACAGCAGATACCTATGGAAGCAGCAGAAGAATTTATGCAGCAAGCAATCGAAAATAAGGTTGATATATTAGAAGTTGCTGAGGGTGAAATGGTTGATCCACAAACAGGGCAACAAATACCCTGCTACAACGTTAAAATTAAATATACTAAGCTAACCAAGAACTACCCATTGATTGAGAATGTCCCATCAGAAGAATTGTTTTGGACACCTGGCGCAAAGATGCTCAAAGATAGCGAGGTAGTAGGGCGCAGAAAACAAGTTACTATTGACTACCTAGTTAGGAATATCAAAAAGAGACAACTTGACGGCACATACACTGGTATGTATGACAAGAAAGCTGTCATGGAGTTGGCTAATAGCGGATCATCTAGCACATCAGACGATCTATTGGATGAAGCAAGAGACAACGGCAGCAATGTTGATGATACCTATTCGCTTGACGATCCTAACCGTAAAGTATGGATAAACGAGTGTTTTTGTAAAGCTGATATAAACGGCGATAAAATGCTTGAAGATTGCATAATGACTATTGTTGAAGAAGGTAATATATTCATCAGATATGAGGAGAACGAAGATGGTTTTCCTTTTTGCGTTTTAAGCCCTGTATTCGATCCGTATTGCATCGTTCCGTCTGTGAGTGGCATAGATAGCCTAGGTCAATGGCAAGACCTTCTCACGGCGATTATACGCCTTACAGTGCAGAATCTAGCGGTGAATAACAATCCTCAGCAACTTTGCAATAGTGCTGCATTTGTAGACTTTAATCAAGTGCTTGATGGTGACCAATTTATAGAGATAAACGGATTACCAAATGAAGCTATGATGCCTACTGCTCAGATACCACTAGCCCCTTACACATTGCAATTAATAGAAATGGTCAAGGGCTGGGGTGAAGAATCTAGCGGTATAAATTCATACAATCAAGGGTTAGATTCATCCACAATGAACAAAACAGCTACAGGTATTACAGCGTTGATTAGCCAAGGGCAGGAAGTATTGACTTTGATCTTGCGGAACATCAGCGAAGCAGGATTAAAAGACATATTCATGCGGATGATCTTTTTAAATCAGAAGTACATTGACGAAGATCAGGTTGTGCGGTTGACAGGTAAAGATATTGTAGTAAATAAAGACAACCTAAAGGGTGATCTTGACTTTGTTGTTGAAGCTGGATTGGGTGCAGGCATCAGAGAAACAGATATAAAAAATATGACTTCTGTTGTTGAGCGCATGCCTTTGCTTATACAAGGTGGTATTGCTACCAAAAAGAACGCTTATGAAGCTGAAAAGAAGCTGTTTGAGTTAATAGGCATAAAAGATCCTACGCCATACTTGACAGAACCACAAGAGCAAGAAGAACCGCCAGTGCAACCAGTAAGCGAATCGTTAAGGCTAGATTTCAACACAATGCCAATACCTGTCAAGATTCAAATACTTGCTAAGAGTGGGATAACCGCGACACCACAAGATTTTATCGAGCAAATGCAGATTGAAGCACAAATAAAAGCGCAGGAAGAACAAGCTAAACAACAAGCCGACATGCAAAAGACTGTTATTGATGCTCAGATACAAGATCATCAAGCTGACAAGCAACATCAACATGGTATGCAATCGGCGCATATGAATAATACGGCTAGAGAAAGGCAGGAGTTAGTACGTGGACAAATCGCAAGAGATAATCAGCAAAGGGATACTAGCCAAGGAATGCCTGGAATACCTGGACAGCAAATTTGATAAGATCAGGACTGATATATGGAAAGATGTAATAATGTCGCCTGAACAAGCAATAACAGCACATTATAAGCTGTTGGCATTAGCTAAAGTTAGTATGTCGTTAAATGCTGATATTAACAATGGGAAAACGGCGAATAAAATTTAAGGAGGTGATCCTTATCTAAGTGGTGCTAATCACTCCACAAATATGGTATTTAGGCAACTTTAACAGGTTGCCTTTTATAATGCCCTGGCGCAGTAATGCAGGGGCAAATAAATAAAATAACAGCAGATGGCGGCTATACAGTCTGCATAGGAGAGATAAACAATGTTAGAAAAAAGAACAAACGGATTTAACCTTCAACTATTTGCCGAGGAGTTAAGTATTGATGATGCAGTAAACATCATGAATGGCACAGAGGTTGCGGAATCTGCCGATGTAGTAGAAACAGAACAGGTTGAACAGGTAGAGGAAGTAGTCGAAGAACCTGCAACGGAGGAAGTAGAACAGGAGGAAGAACCTGTAGTAGAGGATGCTCCTGCCGTAGATTACAACCTAAAAGTTAAATTCAAGGCTAACGGACAAGAACAGGAAAAGACGATTCAAGACCTTATTAATGAAGCGCAATTAGGAAGTAATTATAATCAAAAAATGCAGGAGCTAGCTAATCAGCGTAAAGCTTTTGAAACTTCATTACAACAGCAACAGGCACAACAAAAGCCTGATCCTGCTAAAACCTTCGAGGACTTAAACAACGAGGTTACAGCAAGGGCTATGAAGATGCTAGGTATAACTGATGCAGAAGAGTTTACGCCTGATGCAATGGGTATCATGGGCAACAAGGTACACTTCGCGGCATATCAACAAGCACTAGCCGACATTCAACAGGAGAAGCAATCCGCTAACTATACGCAACAACAAGAGCGAATGGTAGAAGAAAACTATTACGCTACTGTTAATACTTTTAATTCAGAACCGGACTTTGCCGAGGTGAACAAGTTTGCTGTTGATTCTTTATTCCAGCTACCACAAAAAGGAGCAGAAGGAGTTAAAGAGTTTCAAAAATTGTATGGCATTTACCAAAAAACACAACTCAGAGAACAACACTGGCAAGAAACACAGCAGTATGGGCGCAGTAGCGTTAAGTTAGTGCCGTTCACGCCTGCAGAGGTTAAAGAGTTAGAGAAGTTTTACAATGGTTGTAAGGCTGAATACCATGCTAAACAAGTAAAAGCGCAGGTTAAAACACAAGTGCCAAAGAGTGTGCCAATACGAACCACTGTAAAGGTAATGGAAACAGGCAATAACGACGCACAAGCCCCTAAAAAGGTTGACTTTAAAAAGATTCGTGACATGGATATTGACGAGATAGCGAAGATGCTATGAAAATAAAAAACGAAAGAAGGAATATATAAATGAAATTTGATTTACAATTATTTGCTAGAACTGGTGTAGAAGGTGCTTATGCTGCCGATTCTAAAGGAGTTAACCCCGAAGATTACCACCAAATTATCTTGAACACTACCCCAAAATCGACAGTGTTATTCAGTGATTTGGGCGATGGGGACGATATTAAAAATATCGAGTATTCATGGGCTGTAGAAAGTTTAGAAGCCCCTGAGTATAACGCAGTAGCGGAGGGTGCAGATGTTACTGTAGTTGGTCACGCCTTGCCTACACGTATTAAAAATTATACCCAATTAATGGACAAAGGGTACATGATTACCACTACCGAGCAGGCTGTTGCTGAAAAAAGCGGTACTGGAACAGATATTAAAAAACGTATGATTCAAGCGGCTCTTGGTATGAGACGTAACACTAATAAATCATTATACGAAAATGCAACGGCCATTTGTCATGCAGAAGGTACTGCTGGTAAATTTGGTGGCCTTGCTTATTGGTTCGATGCTGCTAACCCTCAAATCGCTAATCCGAATGTTATTGATGCAGGGAGTAAAGCTATTAGCGAAGCACACATTCTTGCAGGTATGCAGAAAGTATATGATATCCATGAGTTTGATAAATTGACAGGGTATTGCGCTTCTGTTACTAAAATGAAGATTGACAATTTTACTGGCGGTGCAGTGGTTAATAAGCAAAAAGCTGAAAAGAAAGCTGGTAACATCATTGATGTGTATGAAACATCCTGCGGTGATTTGATGATTAAGATTGACCGTCAAGCCCCTTCAACTGATTTCTATGCAATTGATACCCGTTATTATAATAAAGGGTTCTTACAGGACTTTAAAAACAAAACGAAGTCTGGTGATGACGGTAACCAACCTGCACACAAAATTGAAAAGTATGTTACATGGGAAGTTGGTCTTTTTGCTAAGAATCCACTTGCAGGGTTCCGTATTAAATCATTAGCGTAATTAACTAGGGAGGGTAAAACCTCCCTTTTATTGTGAGGTTAACATGTTAGTAGGCGAAGAATTAAAAAAACATAGTAACGGTGATATATATGTTCGCAGTCATTACAATTTTGACCACGTAGCGCAAGCTAATCACGATCTCAAAAAAGAGATTGGTAACGGCTTTACAGAGAAGCGTGAAATGCGACATACGGCAAGAATACCGCAAGAACTAGCAGACGTTGATCCGCTTGTAGCGCAAGCAATCGCAGGGGACAAGGTTTGCATGAAGCTGGCTATGGCTAAATACCCATTTATTAAGGTATGTACAGGTAATATATAGGAGGTAGATTTATGACACAACAAGTCTTTTTTAACGCTGATAAAAAACGCAATGTTCAGTCTGATGATATAGATATGATGGCCAAGGCTATGTCGGGAGATATGGCGGTAACAATTACACCTGCAACTGTTGATAGAGTAGCAGGGACTTACGCGATTAGCCGAGTGGTAACAGTAGCTTTGACTGATGCGCTAGGCAATCCGCATACATGGTTTAACAAGACTGTGACGAGTGCTTGCAGTGTTGGTGATGTATCAACAGCAGGTACGGCAGCTATTGCTAATACTACTTTGGTATTTGTCAATGGCGTAGCAACTAAAACTGTGACTGCTGCTAGTGCTGCATGGGCGGCAGATGATACTAATACGCTTACTGTCGCTGATTTAACTGTGTTAGGCGCAACAGTAACAGGCGGTACAAGTGTAGAGACAATAGTAGCTGCATAGGGGGCTTAAATGCTCCCTTTTTTCTATATAAAGGGCGGTGAAATATGAATACAGATAGTTTATTTTTATCTCTCAGATATAAACTTAATGAAAATGAGTTTAGTAATTACCAAATTACAGATGCTCTTAATTATGTGATGAAAGAGATTAATCGTGCATTAAGTGGAGTTACATCATCTTTAATCACAAAAGTTGTTAGTTTGGCATTGGTAAATAATCAAGCTACTTTGCCTAGTGATTTAGAAAGCATTATCCAAGTAACCGATAAAATATGTATCCCTTTTACCGATACGATAGATGCTTATACGTACCAAATAACAGGCAACACGATACAAGCACAAGGCGAGACGGTAACAATATACTACAAAAAATCTTATCCTCAATACGTGTTTACTGATGTAATTACGCCTACAACAATAGATTTGCCTGTTAGCTTTGATAATATGCTTAGAGATAACATTATTAATTTACTAACAGGACAACCGACCAACATACAAGCGCAAACAATTAAACTTATTGCAAGTCGTGACGGTAAGAAAAGACCGCAACGGCTTATTTTTAATTTATAAGGAGGTTTAACATGACACCAGTGAGAGAAATAATTAAAACAACTCTATTAGGCGATATTGACGTAGTATTTGCTAACAGCGCAGCAGCTAACACAGTTGGCACAGGCACAGTGCAATACACAGTATCAACCGCAAGCGAATATAAGCTTGTTGTATATAATCCATCAACAGTTACTGACCTAACAGTAAAAGTGAAATGTGTACAAGAAGCGTTAAAGGGTAGTAATAGAGATAGTTTGCTTACCACCTTAACCTTTCCTAAAGGAGATACCACTGAGCAACTTATACATGGTATTGACGGTATTGTTAAGTTTATTTGTTCTAATGCCACAATTTTAGGCGGTTCAGATGGATTTACGGCAACAGTAAGATTGATTGAAATGTAGGTGATAGCGTGAAAAAGATACCTAAACCTACACGAAAAATAGTAATAAACCCCATTATAAGTCCATTAATTAATGTTGATGATGGTCTTATAATGGATGGTTTAGTAGCGTGGTATGATCCTGGCAGACAGATATTAGAAGGTACAACAGGACAACAACTACTTGATTATAGTGGTAATGGAAACCATGCCCAACTAGGCAGTACAGCAGGTGCAGATACGAATGATCCAAGTTGGAATAATGGGTTGAGTTTTGGTGGGGATGATTATTGCGTACTAACAGATAATGCTATGACAAAGCCAGATAACTTTACGATAATTACGGTAGTTAAACTTAATAACACAACATTTGCATCTAGACCTTGTTTTGGTTGGAGTACTTCTTCGGATTATGTACCTGCTTTTTACTTAAATACAGCAACAGGAAAAACAAAATTTATGGGCAACACAACAAATACATCTGTAATTGAGTATCCATTACAAGCAAGTGATTTAATACATAGGGTTATATCATTCGGCGTTAAAGGTAAGGAAATTGGTTCATTAACAACAGCAGAGTTATGGACAAACGGATTAAAGCAAACGCCCACAAATATTATTGATACTGGCACACAGCTTAATAAAAACACAGTACGTATTGGGTATGGCTATAGTGGTACATTAATGCAAGCAATGCAAACGCAATCAATGACATTGTTATATGATCGTGTTTTATTACCATCTGAACAAATATATACCTACAACTACCTCAAAAAATTAATGTCCCAAAGGGGGATAACAATATGATTGCAATAATGACAACCGAAGATTTCTACCTAGCATCCCCCTACCTTCCCAGCGAAACAGTACTAGGACAACCACTGATATCCACAGATGGCAGGTTTGCTGTGTGTCATCCGTTCGTCGAGGATGATGTGGCGTATCTTGTGGAACATGGCGCGGATATGTGCGAGGTATTGCCTAGTGATTTTATTTTACCAATAGAGGTGATTTAATATGCAAATAAGTGAGATTCATGCTCTAGCCTTAGAGTTGCTTAATTCTGATACGAGTGATTATGAACCTACTAAACTAATGTCGTATACAAATCCAGGCATATTATACATTAACAATATTCGAGTTGCCGCAAAAGATCCTGAGACAATCAAGCAAGTTATTATAACCACACCAATCATAAAACCAACAGATTTTTTAGGTTATTCTCCACCAACCGCAGCATTCCCGCTAGTAATTAATAATGGCATGATTGAACGTTCGCCTGGTGCTCCTCCTAGCGTTGTATTAAAGTACACTATCAAACCTGCAAGGGTTTCTAAACAAGCTGATATCTTTCCCTTGCCCGACGAATATGCTGATATGGTGGCAAGTTATATCCAACTCAGATTAAAACGTGGGAATGACGATGAAATATCATTAAAAGAAGATTTTGACATATTAGATCGAGAAACTAGCGCACTCGCTAAAGCTAAAGGAGGATAAAACATGGCAATAAAAGAAGTGTTTTCCCTCTCTAATTTAATGGGTGGCGAGTGCTTAGTTGGTACACCTGATAACATTCCTGACAATTGCCTACAATTAATGTTTAACATGGAGTATGCAGGGGAGATCCTTCAACCTCAAACAGTGCCAGGTGTGTTAAGAAAATACGATGCTTGGTATGCGGGCGAGGATATTTTCGGCAATGAAGATGATATATTCGGCAACGAGGAAGTAATTGCATTCCAAGACAGTGACCTTATTAAAAGAGGGCATTACGATTCTTTACATGATTGCATTTTAGTTTCCACAGGGATTGCATTGTATAAAATAGATAGCGATTTTAACAGAATAAATATTGGCGCATTAACAGGCACTTACGAACCGATATTTTGCAACTACGATAATAAAATATTAATTGCCAGTGGTGGGCAGATACAAAGCTTTGATGGTACTACACTAGCAACTTTAGAAGGTTCGCCACTTACTCACCATGTTAGTACTTGCTTTGGTCGCGTGAGAGCCTACAATATCCTATCTGATGTAATTAACTATTCTGCTATTGGTGATCCTGACGGATGGGTTAACGCACCGGCTGATATATCTTCCTCTCAGTTTGTCCAAATAGGTTACAAAGATGCAGGATTTATTACAAGCACAATGATGTTAAGCACAGATTTGATTGTATTAAAGTCAAGCGGTACACCTTACAGGGTAATTGGCGAGGATGATTTCAGCACTATTCGAGTTGTCGCAGCTGCCGAAAAAGTATACGCAGCAAACTATTATTCAGGGTTAACGGTTGGCAACAGGTGTTTTTTTATCGGCAAGGAAGGATTCGAAAGTTTCAGCACGGTGACTGCTTACGGTGCTGTTAAAGTAGATGAACCTTCCCCTGGACAGTTCGTGAACACCCGCCTAGCGTTAGATTCTGACGATTCAGCGCGATTGTGGCACGTTCCTACTCGTAAGCAAATTTGGGTTAAGGTGAGAAACGACAAGTTTATCTATATGTATCACTATAACCTAGTTGCTAACGGTGTTGCAGGGAGTTGGACACGAAGAAATTTCACCAATCAAATTAATGACGTTTTTACGAAAGGTAAAGACGTTTTTATTATTTTTGACGGCATGGTTGGATTGCTTGACGAAACAATTGATTTGGACGATGATGTGCCGATTATCAGCAAGATGATTACCAAGCGCAAAACACCTGTACAGAAAAAGTATGTTATTGGTTATCTTAAATACAAAAGCCAAAACCTCATTGCAGGGAATGCGGTATTAGATGTAAGCACGAAACAATATTCGCATACTCTTACAACGGGTGATAGCCCTGTATATGGCGATGATACACCTGTATTTGGCGATGATAGCCCTATTTATGGCGAAGAATATACAACTATCCGTAAAAACTTAAACAAAAGATGTGATTACCTTGAAGGTAAAATTATAGTAAATCGTGGCAGGATTGCAATACGTGACTTTATAGTTCGCGCAAAAGAAGTCAAGTATTGAGTTGTGGTAATATTTATGGTATAATTAAGTGTGAGATAGCCGTGGAGTTATAAACCACAGCGACAAGATATTCCGAGTATCTTCTCACTACAAAACAATTTTATACTCGGACTAACCGCTACTTTGTCGGAAGGTGGATTTTATTATGTCAGAAACTAAGAAGTGTACAATGTGTAAGCAGGAAAAAACTGCAACGACAGAATTTTTTACAAAATTAACAAGGGCTAAAGATGGATTGAACCAAGAATGCAAATCGTGTACGAATAGACGTACAGCCATCCGTAAAGAAAAGTATGGTGCGAAAGACCCGAATTACAAACCGGCTGTCAATGCAAAAGGTAGTAGAGAACACACAGTAGAAGATAATAAAACATGCACAAGATGCGGTTTATCTTTACCTGCTACATTAGATTATTTCCATCAGTCAAAACAAACTTGGGATAACTTATGTGTAGAATGTAAGTCTTGTATTAAAAATCGTGCTAAGAAATATAGAGAGTTGAATAAGGATATACTTAGAGAAAAAGACCGCATATATAAACTAAACAACAAAGAAAGAGCCTATCAAGTTCAAGTAGAATATTTTTTAAACAACAAAGAAAAATTAAATTCAAATAGGAGAATATACCTACGAGATAAACGAAAAAACGATATCAAGGTCAGTCTAAACGATAGAGTAAGGACGTATATGAGTAGAAGCCTTACCGCAAGTAAGCGCGGACTAGCTTTGGATAAAATCCTAGGTTACACTATTGGTGATTTAAAAACACATTTAGAGAGTTTGTTTTCTGATGGAATGTCGTGGGATAATCGTAGTAATTGGCACATAGATCACATTAAACCAATTTCAGCATTTAAATACACATCAATAGATGATAAAGAATTTAAAGCGTGTTGGAAATTAAATAACCTACGTCCATTATGGGCAAAAGAAAACATTTTAAAAAAAGATAGTTGGAGTCCTAAGCAAGAATATAAAAATGGAGATATACAGTTAGCACTAACTTTGTAGTTGGTGCTATTTTTATACCCATTTACAAAGGAAGTGAAGTACTAACATGGCATTTTCACCAAGCGATCCCTTAGATATTGGTAGCATTGAAGGTGATGGAAAACAAACAGCATTTAATAAAATAAAAAATGAAATAAACTATATATTTTCTGTATTTAGTAGCTTGTTTAGCCCATCAACAGGACATAAGCATACAGGTGCTGTCAATGATGCTCCAAAACTAACAGCCGCTAACATAGTAAGCGTTGCGACTGGAAATGTAACGTCTGAAAATGTACAGGATGCTATTAATGAGTTTGATACTAGTCTAACGGCACATAAAACAGATGCAGAAGCACACGTTGACCAGTTTAGCGCATTAGGTGGTACATTAGCCGAAAAGGCGTTATTGGCAGGAAGTGCAACTCAGTTGTTTTCTGTTGCCAATGCTACAAGTATAGCCCATGCACTAGCGTTGGGACAACTAACTGGCGTATTAAGTGCTAGTGGTCATGTAAAAATTCCTATTATGGAAGGTGCGACAAAAAAACAAATTATCATACAATGGGGTGCTATTACAGTTTCATCAAATACAAACTTAGAAGTAGCATTTCAAACACCTTTTATATCTGCATGTTACGGAGTTTTTACAAGTGGTATTAATGGCAGTTTTGGTAATTCTGATTCGTTCCGCCTTGCAAGCACACCTACACTTACGAACGTTACAATTAACAACCCATTTGATGGCCAATTAAGTGGCTATTACTTTGCAATAGGATCATAGGAGGTGACACATGTACACATTACAAAATACACTAAACATAGTACCAGGTGGGACTAACGTAGAAGACGGATTTACTAAGCTTACTGGTGAGGATCAATTATTATATGATGCGATTAATGAGGTTGATGCAGCGAAGGAAACTCCAACAGGGGCGCAGGATAAAGCTGATGCGGTGCAAGCTAACTTGACGAGTCACATTAACGATGCGACAGATACACACATGGCTAGTGCGGTTGGAAATACTCCCGCTGGTGGGATTAGTGCAGTTACGGTGCAGGGTGCTATTGACGAATTAGACAGTGAAAAGGCGAGTATAGCGCAATTACAGGATTATTCGTTTACGGCTAAGGTTGCCGATGTTATAACTAGCGTAGATCCAAGGAGTTTTGGAGCTGTAGGTGATGGGGTTGCTGATGATACCACAGCAATACAAAATTGTTTAATATACGCATTCGCCAACAATTTAAATATAACATCACAACCATTAAATTATGCTATTGGTTCAACAGTAATAATACCGCAAAACCCTTCATTTGCTAGATTGATTGATATTAATTTTAATGGTGCTAAGTTTACAATGCTGGCGGATGTTACATTATTTACATCGGGGTATGACAACGCGGGTGTTTTAACCTCTAATTTTGGCACTGTATTAGGATTTAGCAACAGCTTTGAGGTTACATTAAGAAATTTTTCCATATATTCATCGGTTGGCTTGTTGTTGTCCACTACGCTTAAAATCCAAGACTACCACCAAGGTTGTTTATTACAAAATATCGCAAGTAATTACACACAAACAATACTTGAATCTTGTAATAATTTCTATGCTTCGTTTGATGGGATACGAACGATACTCTCAGGGACAGGAACCCAATCGAGATTTATATTTTCATCACAACATAATCTGTGTAAGTTTTCTAATTTACTTGCAACAAATTCAACAATTGGGTATCACTTCAAAGGGTCGTTAACCGCTTGTCAGTTAACAAATATGTCATTTGAGGGTATAAATATTGGCGCGCAATTTGATAATTATGTATATGATTGTTCCCTTGAAAACAGTTATATAGAAAATATTAGTGACGTAGCAATTAAATTTATTGGGAATGTTTACGGGTTTACAATAAAAAACAACTATATTAATTTTTTAAATAATCCAAACATGTATCTTGTTGAATATGTTCCCCTGCCGAACAATAACGTCATTGTAGGTGTGGATAATTATTTCGGAGCAATGCCGAGTGATGCCAATATTTTTAAGACTAAAGATAACACACCGGGATATAGCCTGCTAACTATTCAACGTCCACCCCAATTTGCATCAAACATTGATATGCTCTATGTGGACAATGCTAATTTTTCAAATCAAACTGACTATATACAGCGAATGTCAATGACAAGAGGGAAGGCCAATGTTGTTAATAAATACGTGGTTGGAAACTATGCAGGTATGTTTACTACAGGCTTCGATGTTTTAACAGGCGGGTCTTGGTTAAATAATTCTAATAACATATTAGCAATCCGAACAAAAATTACCAACAGTTTCACTCAAAATATTTATATTAATATTAAAATATCAGCTACAACAATCACTTTTATTAAAGGTAATTTTATCGGGACAGTTTTTTATGAATACACAGCAACAGGCGTACTAGTAACTACTGCACTATCAATCACCATTGTTAATGGATTTTTACAAATTAATGCGCCCGCTGTTACTGGTACTATAACAGCCGTTTATGGTGAAATTAGATTAATATGACACTCACTGAATGGATAACCCTCTACGAATCCCGCGCAGAACCCTTCATTCCCCTTCCAAACTTCCTAACCTACTTCTCGCCTGACAAGGGCTTTTTTTTATGGAAAGTCACAGGTGATGCGTTTGAAATCGACCACACCTGCACCTCAGATGCACACCACATGAACAAAATAGCCAATGAAATGGCAAAGATCAGAGGTTGTCGCTTGATAAGAACGGCAACCTTTCGTGATCCTGCCGCCTACATGCGGTTTATGAAATGCGTACCAAACCTATCTCTAAGCGGTATTAGACCTAATGGAAAATTCTATTGGGTAATGGAACGTTTAGTAAAATGAAAGGGGTGATTAAATGAGATTTTTTGATGATACAGACTTTACTGACTTTAAAGGACTGCCAAGGATGCACTTTAAAGGACAAACGCAAACAACCAAACGCGATATACCTGCACAAGATGCGGTTGAAAAAGGATTACAAGGCAATTCGGTTAACTATGCTAATTCCACAATGGGAACAGCTAACAACCTTCTAAACAATACTAATCAAGTAGTCGGCAACTTTGATAACGTGTACGGCGATTACAACAATACCTCTCAGACTGTCAATGATGGCTATGATAGCCTTTTAAAAGGGTTACTGCCACAACAGTACCAAGCTAATAGACAGCAAGCCTTAAACGCTGATTTGACAGGCACAATGGGCAATGCAATCAACGGGCTAGGTAGCCGCGGTATACTTAATTCTTCTGTGACAGGCAGCGCGTTGAATGGTATCACTCGAAATGCTTCGGATACTCTAGCAAGAAACTTTGCAAGTGATATGAGTGGGTATGCTGGCATACTTGGCAATACGGCAGCAAATAACAACAACAACCTCAACAACTACACAGGGTTAGTAAGTAGCCAGTTAGGTAATGCCAATAATGCTTATAACAACACTGGTGATCTGTTTAAGACTATGTATAGTGGTCGGATGGGTACTGCTGGACAGACTACTACAGAAAATGATGGAGGTGCAGGTTTAATTTCTGCAATTGGAGCAATTGGTTCAGCAGGTGCGCTCTGTTTTATTGGTGGTACTAAAGTATCAACTCCAAACGGCGATAAAAATATTGAGGATATTAAATTAGGTGATCTTGTTGTTTCCTCTGATGGAGTGCAAACTGTAACCTATGTGCAAGAACCTTGTATCTCAAATGACAAATATATGACCGTCACAATAGGTAATAAACAAGTTACAACTACTTCTATGCAAACTTTTATTACTCCTGATGGTGACGTACTAGCAAAGGATTTAAGACATGTTCCTGCTAAGGTAGAAACAGTGTATGACTTTTCTACTACTGGATCAAATACCTATTATGCAAACGGTTTGCTTGTAAGGGGGCGGTAATATGTACAGACAACAACCTTATGGGTGGGGAGATGCAATAGGGCAAATATTAGGCGCTGTTATGCAACGTAATAAAGAACGTGGAGAAAGAAAAGATTTTGTCAATATGCTAGGTGATGCTTCAAAATTCGGCACAGACACGCTAGGCAATCTTGATGTGGGTGGTCAAACTCACATGCAAGACCTAGCAAGCCGAGAAAATGGCGGCAACTACATGAATAAAACTGGTGAGGATAAAATTAGGCAGGGATTACTACCTGCAAGATTTCAAACTCCTACACTACAATCCCCTGATTCAAATATGCTTGGTCAAGGATTGCTAGGACAACCACAACAACAGCAGCCAATGAGTATAGAGCAAGCAATAGCACCAGCACAAAAGGCAATGGCTCAATACTCCCCTGAGAACAATCCTGTCAACATTACAACCTCTGCACCTAAGACACTTGCACAGCAAACTAGCATGATTAAGTCACAGATCGGCCCTGCTATGAAGGAACTAATGGCAAAGAATAAAGGTTATGATCCACGTCAACTATATACTATGTTACAACAGGCAACTAATGATAAGATTGCCGAGCATACAGCTACTTATAACCAAGATGAAAGTGATAAATTACTTACTAGATACCAGTCATCTAAAAACCCACAAGAAAAAACATGGTTGGCAGCAATAGCAAAACAGAAGTATAAAATTGATTTAGTAGAAGCCGCTAAACAATATGAAGTTAGCGCAGGAGATCGGTTTAAAGAGGATAATACTAACGCAAGATGGCTGACACCTAGTGGGAATAATACGCAAAATAACGAAACAGAATTATATAAATGGGGAACTCCTAGCGCAAACAACACACAAACAACGCAAGCTTCTATGTATAGTGCTGATTCAAGGGCTAATTCTAGTCGGTATGCAACAGATAATAGAAGAACAAACACAACGAACGGAAAATCTAATGGCACAGCAAAAGCATTATCACCGGATAAAGTAGGGCAGTATAGTAATAGGTATACTGAAATAATGTCAGACATTTATGATTCAAGTAAAGATGTTGATAGAAAAGAAAAAATAAATAACTACATGCTTGAATTAAACGCACTAGGAGAAGCACTTGATTTAGATGTTGAAAACGACCTTGATTATATAACTAAAACAAATCCTAAAGGTGTTTAGTAAGGAGGTTACTTGATGGCTTTTAAACCAATATCAAGAGAGTATGTGCAAAACATAACTGCGCCACAAGAACCAGCAGAAAAGAGTTGGGCAGAACGGGCGAAGGACGATTTAGTTTCTACTGTTGGGAATTTCCTTACAGGCGCACAACAGGGCTATGACGAGTTTGGGAGAACGCAAGATAAACTGAATGATATGATGTATGAACAACATACACCAGAAGACTGGAATCAAGCAAGCGAACAATCAGGCAAGGCTATTAATTCTCTTATAAACGAAACTGTTTTACCTGTTACTGCATTTGTTCCAGGATTAACAATTCCTTCTGTTGCTGGTATGCTTTATAATGGTGCAAAAGAAACTTATAACAACACAGATGGAACAGTACTAGAAAAAACAGGTAATGCCATTCGTGGTGTTACCTATGGCCCTGTTGTCGATATGTATAACAACCCCAACCTAAAACAAGAGTTCCACAATAGACCTATTAGCACATTGCTAAGTGGAGTAATGGCGGCAGGTCAAGCCGTCTTACCTGTTGTTGGCGCTCGTTATGGAGTTAAAAAAGCAGGTAATTTAAAAGATGAATTAGTGTCTAAAGTAGATGCTAAATTAAATGAAATTACCGACAATCCACCTCTTGAAAATATAGGTATACAAGGACTTGATGCATTAGACCAATTAGATGCACCAAATAGAGGTTTCCGCGCAGCCACTAAAGAAGAATTAAAACAAACTGTTATGGAACAGTTAGAACAAATAAAAGCGCAGAAGTTTGACGAAGCTAATACACAATCTTATCTTAATGATATGGCGAGACAAGAAAGAGAATCTAACGCACTTCAAGCGCAAAAGAATGAAATATCAGGTTCAGTATTGTTTAATCCTCTTGACCGCATGGAGGTTGGCGCAGACCTTCCCACCAAAACAACGCTAGGGGGGCAAGGTAAGGTTTTAGGCGAACATCCTATACCTAGTGAGTTATATCTAGGAGAGAAGCCTAAACCGCAGGAAATAATCCAAGAGAAACGTCCTAGATACTCACAACCACAAGAACGACCTTTTCTTCCATCAGCAGAACAATTGATTGACGAACGAAGTATTAATAATATCTATCGTGACAATGGAATCGGTAAAGAACAATTTTCCGTACTTGATAAAAAAGAATTATCTAGGCAGATAGTGCAATCTGTAAAAAATAAAGATTTTGCGGAAGCTTCACGAATTGCCGAACAGATTGGAAATTCAAAACTAGCTGACACTTTACGGAGTGTCAAGCAAGAACAACCTAAAAATATTCCTTTAACACAGGCTGAAAAGCCACATCAAGAATTAGTTGACCGAGTAGATAGACAGGTAAAACTTAATAGCGGATTTGACCCAACAGGTGGCAGATATGACCATATAAATCTAGCCGAACAAGCAACGAAAACAGCACTCAAAGTCAGAGATAGAATAGTAAACGGTGTAGAAGATAACCGTATTATTGATAATAATAGTAAAGGGTTGAAAGACTTACCACCTATCAAAAAGGTTCTGCAACGTGCATATCAGCAGACTATTGATTCCATTGACCCTATCAGTAGATACGACAAAGAGGTTTATAAATCTGCTAGGCTTGCAAACGGTTCAGCCGTAGGTAAAGCAGAATCAATGATTAAAAATCAACATAATCCTAATTCCTTCGAGAATATAACAAAGCCAATCCATGACAAAATAGATGATTTTGCTGAATATATGGTAGCTGTCAGAGCAAAAGAACTACACGCAACAGGGACAATGACAGGCGTTAGCAATGCGAAGATAGCAAAGATTATAGCTGATGCACCAAGAGAATTTGAACCTGTCAGAAAAGCAATGACTAAATATAGTGATAATCTTGTCGAAATGTTAGTTGATAGCGGAATGATTAGCGAAGAACACGCTATTAACATGTTTAACAAATATGAAAGCTATGCGCCAATGATGAAAGCGTTTGACGGTGAAGAAATCAGCGCAATGTTTAAAGGAAAAGGCGATTTAGGCAAGCCGATTAAGAATATTGAGGGTTCAGATTCAAAGGTTGTCAATCCAATAGAATCTATACTTAAAAATACTTACACTTTTAATATGATTGCCGAAACAAATAAAGTCCGTCAACAGGTGGCTAGACTTGCTGAACATTTCCCCGATGAAATAAAGATACTCAAAAACGGAGAATCAGCAGAAAAAGGAACAGGAACATTCGAATTTTTTGTCAATGGCGAGAAGCGTACAATGCAACTAGAACCGAGATTGTTTGAAGCTATTGCAAGCATGGACAGTCAACAGGCAGGAATAGTCGTTACTGTTTTATCAAAACCTGCTTCATGGCTTAGAGCAGGGGCAACCATCTCCCCCGAATTTATGGCTAAAAATCTTATTCGTGATACGATTGGCGCAGGAATAGTCGGCAAAGACTTTACGCCCTTCGTGGACAGCATGAGAGGGTTAAAATCGGCATGGACTAAGGATGCTGATTACTGGAAGTATAAAGAGGAAGGTGGGGCATTGGGACACCTTACAGGCCTTGACAGAAACCACATGCAGGAAATGCTCGACAATTACCGTTCTAAAAATAAGGTTCAAAAACTAGCTACTGCCTTTAATCCTAAATCATGGCTAGAGGTTTTGCGGAGAGGTCAAGAACTGTCTGAGGATGCTACAAGAATTGGTTATTATAAGAAACGTATGTCGAAAGGTGATTCCTCACATGAAGCTGCCTTTGAAGCTAGGGACTTATTAGACTTTGGACGTAGTGGAAATTGGACAAAAGAAGCAAACAAAGTATCTGCTTTTATTAATGTTTCGTTGCAGGGTACTGATAAGCTAGTACGGTCATTTAAAGAACGTCCATTAGAAACAGCCGTTAACACTATGAAATATCTTATATTGCCGTCAATGGCAGTATGGTACATGGGCAATGACAACGAACAAATTAAAGAATTGCCTAGATATGTTCGCGATATGTTTTGGGTAGTGCCTGTAGGTGACAAGCTGGTCAGAATACCTAAACCCTTTGAAGCTGGCGTATTATTTGCAACAGGAACAGAACGCACAATGGAAGCAATGTTCGGCAATAGTAAAACCCCATATAAAGGTTATGGTCACAGCTTGTATGAGGTAACGTTACCAAACCTACTGCCTACGGCCTTAATTCCTTTGGGCGAATGGTGGGCTAACAAATCATTTTTTACAGGCCAAGCAATCGTTCCAATGAAAGAACAAGACTTGCCCGATGAAATGCAGTACGGCCCATACACTTCTAACGTTGCTAAATTTGCAGGAGAAAAAACAGGACAATCACCACGCAAGATTGATAATGCCATTCGTGGGCTTACAGGTGGCGCAGGAACAGCCGTTGTGTCAGGCATTGATACATTGACTGGTGGGGGAACAAATAGACCAGCACAGACGTTATCTGACATGCCAGTCGTTAAGGCGTTTATTGCTGACCCACGCAAAGGGCAACAGTCTACACAAGATTTCTATGATGAATTAGACAAATATACTAAAGCTAAAAGAGCCGAAACTGTTCGCAATGTCAAAATGACAACCATTGAAAAGAAAAACTATGACTCTCTAAATAATGCGAATACCGCATTAAAAGCACTCAACAAGGAAGAAAGAAAAATTACCGACTCTACCACACTTTCTCCCGAAGCAAAACGTGCAAAATTGGACAAAATAATAGATGCACAGACTAAGTTAGTCCAAGCATCTTTAAAGAAGTTGCGTTAATTACTACGTCCAAAAAACATAATTGATAGCAGGGGTATATATATAATTGTCGCTACCCAAAACATAGTGAAGTTATCTTTAGGCCCAACACAATAAGCAAAAGCTACACAAACGATAGTAATTAACCATAATTTTATTATTTTATCCACTTTCTCACCACCTCAAAAATTCATATACAAATCCCCAAATCTAAGATACAATCAACTCACATACGGATAGCATAATTTAGCTGATTATCGCGACAAAGAGAACCTAGCTCCTTCCGTATGTTTAACTAGGCACAAGCAACTTTTAATGAGTTGCTATTTTTTATGAAACTAGGAGGGTTAATGAATAATTATGAAGATGTTATAAAACAGGCCACGCCACCAGTCACAGTGTCAACCCTAAGTTTATTAAACGTCCAACTATCAGACTGGGTATATATACTAACTATTATATACCTACTTTTACAAATAGCTATAATGATTCGCAAAATGTTTAGGAAGTGAGAAGATGCTAGATAAGATAAAAACTCACTTAATAGAAATATTCGCATGTATGTTTTTAATATTGTTTATATTTTGGAGCATTGGCTACTGGGCTAATGCTCTTTTCAATACCAAGTTTGATCTTGCAAGCTGTTGGGGAGGTGTTGCAGCACTTGGAGGATCAGGAACGTTGGCAGCCATCAAATATATTTATGATTCAAAATATAACAGTAACGAGGGGGATAAAATCCAATGAAAATTTCAGTTAATGCCGGGCATTGTCCCGGGCTTGACAGTGGCGCAGTAGGACAAACAGGACTGCAAGAAGCAGACGTTGCCAAAGATATTACCGAACGTATTATTAGTATACTCAAAGAGCAAGGACATAATGCGTTATTTATCCAAAAGAACGAGCTCTATGATATTTGCCAAACGTCAAACGATTTCCCTGCCGAATTATTTATCTCAATCCATTGCAATGCTGCCGACAATACAGAAGCCAGAGGAACAGAAATGTTCGCTCACCCATACAGTGATAACGGTCAACGACTAGCAGAGTGCGTCCAGTCGCAAATCGTGAGCGCATTAGGCACAGTAGATCGCGGAGTAAAGACAGAAAACTTCTATGTACTTAAACATACGAACTGCCCTGCCGTACTCGTCGAATGTGCCTTTATTTCTAATGAGCAGGATGAATGTATGCTCAACACAGAATCAGGGCGTTATGCCCTATCTACGGCTGTTTGCCGAGGTATTAACGAATATATAGGAGGAATGTAAAATGAGTGTAAAAGAAGAAGCTAAACAATTAGAGGAAAGCGGTCAAGCTGTACAAGGTGCATTAAACGTGCCAGTAGTAAAGTATGCTTTGATTGGCGTGTTGGTGATTATTGGGATGTTGGTTGCAAAGTTATTGTTTCTATAGGAGGTTGTTATGGTTAGGATGCCAATATTTTTATTAAGGATACCTAAACTTATAAATATTTTATGGTATTTGCGAATGGTTGCAATTAACCCTGAGAAGGGGGAATTTTGGTTAAAACTACCTTGGGGGAGATGATTACCATTGAAACGTTACTTAAATATAAAAACTATCTCATTTGTATTGTTGTTTTTCTGTGTGGTTGCTATGCAGGGTGGTATATGTCAGGCAGCGGATCAGATCCAAGTACAGGAGCAAGTTATCAAGCAGTTGTTAACGAACTCGAACAAGCTAGACGAACTAATGACGATCTTTCGAATGAACTCAAGCGAAGCGCAACAGCAATTGCTAATAGTAACCGAACAATTGCAAATCTCGAAAAAGGAATTAGCAGAGCTGAAACAGCAACATCAACAGCTACAGAAATCCTACAACAGAATGATGGACTTATCACAGAAGCAATCAGAATCAATCGAGAAAATCAATCAATCGTTCACGGAATACTCGAAGGAAGTAAAAAAGAAAATAACAAGCCTTGAACGGCAGAAAAAGCTGCTTGAAATTGTTGCTACAGTAGCGGCAACTTATGCAGTGGTAAAGTAATTCTTTACAAATAATACTTATTATGAGATAATATAAGTGACTAAAGCACCTAAAAATCGTAAAACCCTTTAGTGGGCAATAGTGTGAAGAAAAAAGCCACTCGTCTTTATGATGGGTGGCTTTTTTATTTTGCCTACTTATAACTACCCACCTATATATTAGTAAATCTAATAAATAAAACAGGTATAATTTACGAAAGTGCTTGTATGATTGTAAAAACCTGTTGATAACTGTATCAAAAAATGTTATAATTAGGTATATTAATTCAGTAGACAAACTCTTGTATATTTGATAAGATATGTACACAAGAGTTGCAGGGCTTAGCGGCCTATATCCGAGTTGGTGCGGATTGCAACTCCTTTCTATTTTTAAAGACAATTAGCCAACATTAGCTTAGAACCAACGCTGAGCAAGAGAATGTGTGACTTTTATAGCCCTATTCTACCTTTAAAGCGGTGGAGTAGGGCTTTTTATATTATCTTATCCAAATTTAATAACGATCACGAAACGGTAGAGGATAACGAAACTCACCCCCGCCAAGGGATTATAATAATGGTGTTGCCTAGTATAACCGGAGGGTTATATGAAAGCGTTGATACCTTCCTGTCAACGTGTAGGTATTGGTGGTTGCGACCTTAACGGCAAGTGTGGTTATTCGGTGTCTCATGGGACAAGGGTGTACGTGGAGAATTGGACGAATAAATTTTGATGAAGCGTATTAACGAAAGTTAGAAATAAAGGAAGGATGAAGCGAAACAAACGGACGATACTGATTTCATTATTTCCTCTGATTCTCACTAGACATGCAAGTTTGTTTGGTGGGCATCAGGGCGAAATATATTCTCTAACTGCACTCCCTCCTCTGATTTCTATTAAAAACAAGGAACGGTGATAAGATGAAAGACATTTTTGATATTATGTATTCAAACTTAGATGAGTGTATAGAAATAGATAAAGAACTGGCTCGTAAAATAGGGTTAAAAGAATCAATGATATTTACTGAAATAAAGAACACGCAACACAAGCAAAAATATGTTCAATTGCACGATATTTTAAACAAGTTGCCATTTATTGAGAAGAAATCAATAACTACTAAACTTAAAAAGTTGATTAATAATAAATATGTTATTTCTATTACAATTAAAGCGACCGATAAAGAAAAAATACTAAAAAGTAAAAATTTAAATGGGCACGGAATTGGTGATAAATGTTGCTCTTGGTGTAAAATGAAAACAACCATGTTGCACGAACACCACTTCCCAATACCTAAAAAAGACGGCGGCACTGAACTGGTTAGTATTTGTCCTAATTGCCATTGTGAATTTCACGGAATGACCAATTATTATAATGTTGTGCAGCTGCACAACAGACGGAAATATACTTCACTTTATAGATGATTCCAATTTAATAATATTGATTGAAACATTTATTAGTAAACCATCATATGAGGAAATACAAGAAAGTGTTAATTTTTAAATAAAAGGAGGTGCAACAATGAGCCGCACAAAACGCAAACCATACACAGGTAGCAAGGCAGTTGACCCACAGTGCAGAGGTCATGGCGGTTGCACTGCTTGTGCTAGTGCTAGGAAGTATAAGGTGATGAAGGGGAAGCGACTGTAACCCCCCCCCGCCATTAAAAAGGGAGTGCAACAACTCCCTTTTTATTTAATTTGACATATGGCACTAAATAGCGTATAATTATATTAACAAGCAATGGAGGTGATTATATGGACTATTGGAGAACAAACGATATTTGCAACGAATATAATATTAATCGTTGTACGGTGTTGGCGTGGAGAAAGAAAGGTATGCCATTTGTTAAGGCTGGCAGGATAATTATTTTTAAAAAGCAAGATGTTATTGAATGGTTGGAAAATCAAAAGGAGAGTGTAAAGTAATGATGTCTACGGGGAATACAATGTATACGGTAGCTGATTTGATTGAACATTTAAAATGGTGTAATCCACTGGCAACGGTTAGTACTAAAGCACAAGGAAGTACAGAGAATTTATACCTAGCAATGGACGGTGCTTCAAATGATAACGCTCTATTATTGTTTAGACCTAGACACGAATTTGACGATATTAAAATATACTTTAAATGTCCAAAATGCAAAGAAACATTTTTAGAACTTCCTAGCAATGGTTGTTGGAAGTGTGGTTATAAACATATTGATAAAATCGAAAAATAACGCTTGTATAGATATGAAAGGGAAGTGTAAACAATGGACGAAAAAACCTGTAGTAATTGCAAATGGGTAGGGTGTAGAAATTATGGACATGAAGTAGCTAGATGTTCTAATCATATATTTGACGGAACGATACAGATTAAGTTAAGCGAGAACGATAAAGATTGTAGGTTAGAATCAAACGAATTAAACCATCCCTAATCCCCCCCCCCCCGCCAAAGGGAGTACAAAGGAAGGTGATAACGGATGATGTTAAACATCAGTATTGACTTAGGACATGGTAAAGAATATTCAACACAATTTA